GAGGCTAATGCGAAATGGGATAAATTGACTATCAAAGAACAAGAGGGATATTACAAGCTTAAAACTAGAGAAGAGCGCGAAGTCTATGTGGACAATATTCTAGCCGCTAGAGAAAAGAACACACTTAATACTCAAGGAGAGGCGTAAACATGAATAATTTTAAAGAATTATTATTTATTTCTTCGTTGGTAATGTTTGTCGGTATAATCGAAATGGATTACACGAGTACACCAGCCATTTTATTGGATAATGGCAAGACGACTACACAAGAACACGAACACTGCGTAATAAGTTTTCTGGCAGATGTATTAGGTGACGAGTTTGACATTAAGGAAAGTCATGAAGAAGAATAGTTACGAGAAGATAGAGAAGAAACACGAGCAGCAAGAAGAGAAGATGGAGCGCAAGCACGAAAAGTTCCACGACAAAGACAGAAAGAAGCAGTACAAGAAGGGCTTTGAAAAGGGCCGTAAGGGTACTTGCAAAGACTAACCTATCCGTTAGATAGGGGTACACCCACCTGGGTGATTTATTAACCTTGCAGCTAATTCAAGTCGTAGACAAATTGTCGGCAACTCAGTGCGTGACAAATCCTCACGGACTGAAAGTGTGACAAATCCTCACGGGTTGATTTAGGTCTGTAGTTTCTAGAAAGGGCCTAAGATGGCAAGATTTCACGGAAGTTATGAAGACAGAGACGACGTACGTCGTTTAGAGCGTCAAGATTCGTCAATGGTTCCAAGCGGAAATGGTGCACATGCTGGCATGCCTACAGAGCTTGTTATGCGTGCATACCCAGACGATAACAGTTACCTACCTGAGAATTTAGACGATACCATAAAGGGTATTGCAGCTCAGAAGAATTTGGATAATAGCAAGAAGAGATCACACCTTGCACCTAAGAAGATCTAACATGCCTGCCGCTGTTAGGCCCAAGGGAAAGGCTCAGAAGATAAAGGAATCGATCATGGGGCCGATGCCTAATGAGCCTAAGAAGAAGAAGGGCCCAAAGAGCAAATATATCGCTGATAGATTAGCCTTTGAGGAAGCTTCTAGGGTTAAATAGAAATCTCATTACTACTCTCGGGGGCGTAGTTATCCAATGTTCTACGCCCCATTTGAAAAGTAATTATACGAGTGTCAAGTATCTGTAAGTTTTAGGTGAGAAGAAGGTGAGAATTTAGTTTTATGGCGATATTATACTTAGTAATAATGAAGATGTGCGAACTCTGGAGAGGGTGGACACATAGGCGCAGGAGAGTAAATGAAGAAGAGTCGCGCCAAGGGCGCAAATGTAAAGCCGACTGTGGGGGAAGCTGCTGTCGATCTACAACTTAAGGCAGCTACACACGAGTGTGCGAACGAAAACCACACGGTCGTCGATCAAGCTCAAGAGCAACTCAAAGAGTATTACGACGAGTTGATCAATTGTATCAAAGAGAACAAGACTAAAATCACTGGCAGTTTCTACGTGGTTGTAATAACCAAGAAGGAGCGGCTTTTAACTAATGTCCTGCGTAATTATTTCTTTGCGCGGATATCATGCCCTACGCCTGATTACGATCAGTCGGTTTATTTCTATAAGGCAGAAGATGAAACGCTTTCGTTTATCTGGACTATTCCGGATAGAGAAACGTGTCTTCTTCTTAGGGCGAATACATCCCAAGTTCCAGCCGAAGAGATGGAGCTATTGGGTTTTGTGCATAACTTTGCAAATGGAGAGTTGTATAAGTTATGCAAGAAGTTAAACGGAGAGAAAGTAGATTCAGTAATTTTGGAGAAGTAATTGTCACGCTACCGACCGGTGGCGTGACAGTTTATTAGGAGAGTCATGTTAGATAATGAAAACTTGGAAGTAGAGGACACGAGTGTCCAGCCAACAGAATTGCAACAAGCATTAGAAACCACTCAAGAATCACCTACAGCGAACGAAAATCCACAGCCCCAACCAAATACTCAACAGCCGCAAAAGCAATCGCCGCACGCCACGAGTGGCCAACCCGAGAATTTTCGCATATTAAGAGAGCGTCTAGATGCTGAACGTAGACAGAGGGAAGCGATGGAGCAGCGTCTAGCTGAGATGGAAGCTAGAAACAAACCATCCCACGTCGAAGAGGATTACGATTTCAATATAGGGGCTGATGAGATAGCCGAGGGTAAGCACTTAACTAAAGTTGGGCGTAAGATTAAACAGCTTGAAGAGAAGATTGCACTTGCTGATAAGAAGCGTGCAGAGCTTGAGCAGCAGTCTTCGATTAATTCTACAATCTTTAGCATTAAGGCAGATTACCCCGACATTGATAAAGTTGTAAATGAAAGTACAATGGAAGCATTAAGGAGACAAGATCCCGATCTTGCTAATTTGCTTGATTCATCAACTGATTTACGTAGCAAGGCGATTACGGCTTATAGAGCGATTAAAGATAAGGGTCTTTATGTTGAAGACAATTATGCTTCAGATAGAGAGAGAGTACAGAGAAACGTCGCTAAACCTAAACCTACAGCAGCCATTTCTGGCACTGGAACTCCCTTATCCCAAGCAGATATGTTCGCAAACGGGTTAACTCCTGAATTAAAAGATAAACTACATAAAGAGATGATAGAGGCCATGAAGGCTAGATAAATTAACTTACTCCTTTCCTTACTCCCCCCCTGGTTCCAATCACGGGGGGTTTTTCATGCACCAAAGTCGGTTTTTCATACACCAATGGGTTTCCAACCCGTCGGGTTTTCTTTTGTAAATATTTGCATTTACCTGTGTAGGCACAATACAATTATTACTGAACGTAATGTCGGAGTGCCGTTCCCTCCTAAAACTAAAGACGCATAAAATCATTGAGTTTTCGTCTGACTCATCCCCAGGACGTATAATTCGAGACTCGTCTCATTAAGTCTTCGTCCAGCTTAAGCCGTATAGTACGCGCGTTCATCGCGCAATACATTGACTATATTGTTTAAGGAAAAACATGCCTATAACAACTACTACATCATTACCAGCACCAGTACAGCAAAGTTTTAGTTATAAATTATTGTCTGTGCCAGTGCCTAATATGATTCATAAAATTCCTGCGATGCTGAAGCAAATGCCACGCAACGGAGGTAATACTTTGAGGATGCGACGATATAATCCGTTGGCAACCGCCATGGTTCCACTTGGCAACACCGGAATTACGCCTCCATCCCAACAGCTAACCGCAATTGACATCGATGCTCGTATGAGTTTCTACGGTACATACGTACAGCTTAACGAACAGGTCACATTGCAAAACCAAGATCCAGTGCTTAATGAAGCAGCTGCTCGTCTTGGTGTTTCTCTTCGTCAAACCGAAGATCAATTAACCCGTGATATGTTAGCTGCAACAGCTGGTTTTATTAACTGCGTAAACGGAGTAAACGGTGATATTCCTTCTGAAATCACCCGTACAGACGTTGATACAGTTGTGAGAACTCTGTTGGACAATAACGCATACACAATCATGGACAATATCGAAGGCGAAAACAAATTCGGTACTGCACCTGTTCGTGATGCTTACTTCGGACTTGCTTCAACAAGATTGACCGGCAGTCTGGATAACGTAAACGGATTTATCCATAAAAACCAATACCCATCACCTATGAACGCTCTTCGTTCTGAGTGGGGTTCAATTGGAAACTTAAGATTCTTGGTTTCTTCAATCGGATCAAGCAATGCCGCTGCATCTAACCTTGGTGCAACAGTTTATAACATCTTCTGCGTCGGTATGGAGGCCTATGCCTGTATCGAGCAAGATGGATACTCCGCACAATTCATCTATCGTCCACCAATATATGATGGGCCTTTGGCAATGAATTCCTCCGTCGGTTATAAGTTCGCAGAAGTTCCTAGAATCACGAACGATCTCTGGGTTATCAACCTAAGATGCACGCTCTAAAACACGCGTGTTGAAGAAAGGAATTAATCATGTCATATGGAACAATCATACAAAGTGGAAATTTTGTTGCAGTTGCTGGGCCTACAACTCTTAAATTAAGATCCGATGTGGATTGGATCAGAATTTATGATCCCGTAAGTGCAAACAACGCTGCTGCTGTTGGTTTTGAATACTACTGGCAGAGAGGCATGGCTGATGGAACAGGCGCAATCTTGTTTCACGGTGCTGCTTCTACAGTTGTTAACTCAGGTTTCTTGGTGGCTCCATTAGGGTTCTCTCTAATCGACTCATCTTCGATAACCTCAGCTAGCATTGCTGTTGCTGCTGGTACAAACGCTACTCAGCCTGTTTATACCACAGCTAATACAGGCGTTCTTATGAACGGTGGCGTTGTAAGAGTATTTGGAACAGCCCAAACAAACTTGAACGGTTTGGATTTCTCAGTTGATACGGTCAACGTTAACGTATCTTTCAGATTAGCAAACGCTATCCAACAGGTTCCTGGTGTTGTCGCCGGTGCTGCTGGTTTCTGGAAATATGTTGCTCCCGATGCGGCTACATATGCTGCTATGTACCCAGGCAAACGCGTAATTGCAAACATTACCGCTGCTAACCCTGGTGTTATCACAACACTTGTGGATCATGGTTACACAACGGGTCAGAAGGTTCGCTTAGCTATTGAGCCAGGCACAGGCATGGAACAACTCAATGGCCAATTAGTAACAGTCACAGTTGTTAACGCTTCTACTTTCTCAATTGGAATAGACACAACGGGTTATACCCCATTTGTGTTCCCTCTAGCGGGTGTGGTATTTACCCCTTCACAGGTAATTCCAGTTGGCGAAGACACAGCTTATGCGAACAACTTAGCTGATGCTACTGAGAACAGAAATTACATAGGCATAGTACTTGGTTACGACGCTGCCGCAACAGGTCTCGCACCTGCTGGTATAGCCGGACACACAATGTACTGGATCGCCGGTAAGTCTGAAAATCTATAAGAGTACTTTCATGAGGGGGAGGGTTGATCAGCCCAACCCCCTTTTAATAAAGGAGATGAAATGGCAGAGAATAAATTAGCGGACAAGAAGAGTATAAACACGGTTATAGATTCAACACCTGAGGGCACAACACCGGTTAATGACAAGGACACGAGTGTCAAGAAGCAGAAGTTTAACCCTAGATATCAAAGAGACAAAGATCGTGAGCCTGTTAAGGGAATCTTTCGTTTCTATGAGGTTCCAGGGGGATCAGTAAGTTTTAACTATCGAGCCTACAAAGAAGACGAAGTCGAGAGATACGACCTAATCGATGGTCAAGTCTACACACTGCCTCTAGGAGTAGCTAAGCATCTGAACAAGAATGGAAAATACCCAGTTCACAAATACATTACAGACGACAGCGGTAAAGCGATCATGAAAATTGGTCAGTATATAAGAAGATTCGGATTCCAGAGCTTAGAGTTTGTGGATATTGACGACCTCCAAGAAGAGGGTGGGCAGATAGTAACGGCAGAAATGACAGGGTTATAAAATGCCATATAACATTTGGGAAGAGCCAAATCCTAAATTTAAGCCTGCTAGAAGAAATATAGATACGATCACCAACGCTAATCCGGCGTTGGTGACCACTATTAATGACCACGAGTATTTAACTGGTCTAGTGGTAAGACTGATAATACCTCCAGCTAAGGGCATGCAAGATGCTAATCAGCTTACTGGAACGATTACGGTAACGGGGGCTAATTCATTCACAATTGATATAGACACAACGAAGATGGATACCTTTAAGGCTGTAGTTGATCCGGCTATTTCGACACTTTTAGACGTTTGTGCTTATGTTTCACCAGTTGGCGAGAGTA